ACCTCGTACCTTTGATGTCGAGCTCTCGATACTGGCTGTTGATGAGCGTGGACGTGTCGATAGGCGTATACAGCGCTGCCTGTGATGAACCGATGATTAATGCGCTCTGAATGGCCCTGACAGCCTTTCTGCCCTGAATGTCACCAATCAGTGCGTTGAGGTTCTGCTGAGCCTGTCGGATACCGCGGACTTTTACTCCCATCGTTATGCTCCTGTGATGATGGCCCAGTCATCGATAAGACGGTCGAAGGTATCCTCGAAGCGAACCGACTGCATGATTTCATCAGCGCCTGCGGTAAGTGGGTCAGTCTCTTCAGAAATCCCGATCATGATGTAGTCACCGACATCAGCCTCAGCAAACTCACTCCAGAAAGTGTTTTTCACCACGCGCTCAGCACCGAGATTACCTAATCGCTTGCTAAGCCCTCCCTCATAACCGCAGTCAATAACAACTGGAGCGGCGTACCCGAGAGGGTCCCCATACTCATTTGTTCCCCCAAGCCGCTTCCAGAACGTTGCCTTGCCGGTATAAGACCACCGAGCCACCTCTGACATGTCATTTCCTCCAGCTCGTCACAGTCGCCTTCTGAGCGGCAATGCGAGGGCAGGTAATCACCCACTCACCGCTGCTGTTCACATAGCCGGTTGTCTGTCGACCATTTGAAGTTGTCACCCAGACGCGCTCGAATGGCTTGGGTAATTGTGATGCCGGCAGCCAGCTCATTGTCGCCCACCACACATGCATCCGCCCTTCGCTATCCAGATGCCTGCAAAGGACTGCTGAGTTGGGTCGGCGGGTATCAATGCAGTGGCACACCCGTTTTTGTCGAGACCACGCAGAAGTCCAAGCGAGCCCTTCCAGCGATCTGCAAATGAGCCGTAGCGGAATGACCTCGACGCGCCAGATGGGGCTGACTGAGAGCTGATATATTTATCGCCCTGCCCCAGCCCCATCAGTCCTAACAGGTACATCTGAATGAGTAACGCTGTAGCTGGCGGGTAATTAGCATCCAGACATTCCTGAATGCTGTTTGCCTGCTCAACAAGCGCCGTGAGAATGAAATCTGGCAGCGTAATACCCTGGCTAGCCAGATACTCTTTTGCCTGCTCCTGGGTAACCATGAATACCTCTCAGCCCTGCCGGAACAGGGCATAAAAAACCGCCATCGCGGCGGCTGTTATTCAGCAGGGAAAAGCTTTTCCAGCTCGCCTTCTGGCAGTAGTTCGGTCAGCTTATCTACACCGAGATTGCCTTTATGCTCAATTCCCAGCTCATCGAGGCGCTTGGTGATCGCATCTTTGCGCGCTTTAGCATCCGTGCCAGCATTTGGGGTCGCCGGCACCAATTCAGTTGCTGCTTTGCCTGATAGCTTGCGCAGGTGCGGTTTCAGCGAAGGATGAACGGTTTCAAATTCAAACACATCACCCGTCGCCACGCCGTGCCACGGCTTAATCACTTCGTATTTGTCAGCCATGATTACTCCTTAATTCAGGTTAGCGCCGTAAACCACACCAGACAGGCCTTCGCCGTCTTTCTTAACCTGCAAGCCTTCAGCAGACATGATTTGGTTGTTGTAGTTGCTCTGTGGCATTGGGCGAGGCAGTGGAACAATACCAACAGCCATGCCAATTAGCGGCGATACAACATCCTGACGACGTTCATACGCAATGAATTCGTTGCCGGTCAGCGCGTAGGTCATCTGAATAGATTCTGCCGGAATGAATTTGGAGATCGCATCCAGAACTGTGCCGCTCATCAGCGCATTGGTGCCACCGTTTACGTCGATGAGATATGGTTTAGACAGGTTCGCCATGATTTCAGCACTCAGCCAAAGCTTGCTGTAACGTGTGACTTTGTTACGGCGTGCATTGACACCAAATGCACCGGTCGGGCCGAAGAACGCCAACACTTGCGCAGGGGTTGCAGTAGCCAGGTCGATATTTGCACCACCTGCACCGCTGCCAAGGTTGATTTTGGTGGTGTTGCGGTGGTTTTTCAGGCCTTGTGCTTTGTAGCCATCAACTGAAATTGATGCGTCACCGTTCAGGTAGTAGTTCACGCGGCGCTTGTGGAACTTGCGCATTTTTGCGCCCTGCGCATCAAGCATCATATCGATGCCGACAGTGCTCAGGCCAGCTGCATGACGCCAGTTCACACCGTAACCGGCAGTGAACACCGGGATTGGGTCGCCATCGCTACCGTAATCGGTGTGGTCGAAGGAATACGGCGCCTGACCATCGATGCTGATTGATACGTCGTCGGCAATATCACCTGACACGTTATAAAGCTTGGCTGTTTTGCCAATCGGCAGTATGGTTTGAACGGACATCAGATCATTGACGATTTCCATGCCAATTTCCTGATCGCGCATCTGAATAACCTGTCGGTCAAGCTCAGCCCAGAACTCACGCGCGAAGCCGCCGACGGCATTAGACGCGAGCATTTCTGGCGTCATGCTGGAGCGATACGCGTTCACCATCATGTCATGCTGTACGTTCCAGATATTGCGGTTCGCCCACAGCTCGTTCCAATGTCCGCGCAGTCGGCTGTTAGCAGCCAGTGTTTCAGCGGTAAAATACATTCTTATTCTCCTGATTAAGCGCCAGCAGCTGCGGCAACGGTGCCGACGCGCATACGCACGCGGATAAAGTCGGTAGAGCTTGCGGCGATAGTCGCTTCATCCTGGCTGTAGCCGATAACCGAATCGGTATCAGATGTCGCTTTGGTGAACTGACCGTTCGTGCCAAGTTTGATCGGGTCGTCTTTGCCATAGGTGCCTGCAACGCACAGTAGCGCCAGCTCACGACCTTCTTCCACGTAGTTACCTACAGCGGAGTCGCCAGCCGGTACGGCTTCGGTGATTTTCAGGCCCTGATGGTATGCAACGTCAATGATGTAGAGACGACCAGCCAGCGCGGTAGCCTGCGCAAACTCATTGTCGTCGTTGATGACAGCCGCAGTACCCGGCAGCAGAGCTGCAGCAGTAACGCGGGTTTCGGTCTTGTACAGAGACTGACCGTCGATATTAACGCGACGATAACGTGCCATTACGCAGCACCTCCGAAGTAAGCAGCCGGATCCGGTGCGCCGGTCACTGGTGGGTTTTTGGCACTGTTGGTGCCGATGTGGGTAGCTTCACCCAAAGACTTAAACATTGCGTCCAGCGCTTCACCTGACAGTGCGTTAGCAACGACTTCGCCATGTACTGCGGCGACAGCATCACGCTTGGTTTTCTCTTCAGCGCGTGAGTTGGCGGTCAGTGAATCTGACAGCGTTTTCTGATTGGCCTGGATGCCTGCCAGTGCTTCAGTAATGGGCTTCAGTGACGCTTCGTTATTAGCAGCGATAGCGCCGCTGACGATAGTGCCAATCTGTTCCAGTTCTTCTTTGGTTAAAGGCATATCGCCCTCCGTTTGGTGGTTTGTTGCAGGAGCATCCTGCGGTGTGAAAAGGGATTTAACTTTGTTGGCTACGATGGCGACCCATGACTCCTGACGGGCAACTTTAGAGCCGGTATCGTCGAAGGTGATCTTGCCGCCTTCGGTGCTGTAACCGTAAACCTGCGCATCGCCGCCGTTACGGATGACAATCGCCTGTGAATCGGTGAAGTCAGCAATCCACGCGTAATCATCCGGGCCGGTAGCAAACTTATCTCGGGCAGTCTGCTCAAGGCGGCGTTCGCGCTCGCGATATGATTCGCCAATCAGCGCGCCAGAGTTGGATTGCAGCGTTTTTGCCTGGTCAGCGTTAACCATCAGGCCAACACCCTGCTCGGGCTGCGCTGCGCCAACCTCGTGCAGCAGAATGGCGTCGTGGTCCATCATGTTAATCTTCGCGACCCACTCGATGCCCTGCGCCTTCTGTTCTGCGCTGGACTCCAGTTGGTCGAGAAATACAGCAACACTGGTGTGTATCGGCGGGACGTCATCGCCACGCTCGATAGCGGCAACACGCTCAAGCAACTCCCGTCCGCCTTCGCTCTGGTTCGCTACGGTGGTATCAATCCATTTCTCCGCATAAACGCGGTTGCCGGACTTCTTCACGTTGCGGTTCCATGCGCCGATGTGGCCGGCGTTAATGCCTTCAGGTGAAAAGGCCGAGACAAACTGGCCGTCTACAGTCGGATGTCCCAGCGGTGCCAGCGTGCCTTCCAGCCCCTGATAATGCGCGTCGATTTCAGATTCCGGATACAGGCCGCCGTTCATCACAACGTTGGCTGGCAGCGTGTAACTTGGCAGCACCAGATGCGGACGACCGTTATACATTTCACGGCGAATAGCCTGACCGTTCACCTTAGTGGTGACGTTGACTTGCATAGTCATGGTTATCTCTCGATTAAGCCGCGTGCTTATGGTCGCAGCAGTGATGTGATTTATTGGTTGCCATGCGTTTTCCCCATGTCTGGGTAAACTCTTTTTTGGCGATATCGATTACTGAGGAATTGAGCGGCACACCCTTCTCATCAACCAGCACAGTGACCTGAGAGCATTTGCAGTTGCTTGCGATTATTTCATTGGCTATCATAAGGCCTGACACCTCTTCGAGATCATAAACGTGACCTTCAAAGAAATACCTCTCGACACTGACAACATCATCAATCTCTATCAGTCCGGCCTCTCTGAGCAGGCTATCTCCAGAAAGATTGGCGCTTCCCGAAGTGCTGTTAAGCGACGACTCGAATCTGCAGGAGTTGAGCGTAGAGGAAGAAGCACCGCAGCCATTAACCGGTTCTCGATTGCCACTCCGGAAGAAAGGCGTTTGCTTACTGCCTCCGCTATCAAAGTCCGGAGAGGACAGGTCGATAGCGATGAGGTCAGAGAAAGACGTTCCCTGAACCAACGCGCTGACAGAGTTGGTATGTTTGAGAGCGAAATAATCGAGCATCTTGCTCGTATGGGTGTCGCATGCAATGGTCAGTTGCCGGTCGGACCTTACAATGTTGACCTCTCCATTGCAGGAACTACCGTCGCCGTGGAAATCTACAGCACTCACCCCTCTAAGGATCGAATGACCAGACTCCACCAGAGAGCTAAAGACATCCTGAACTGCGGATACTCTATGCTGGTCGTTCAGGTCACCTACCCCAACAGAATTTTCGACATTGCTGCTGTATGCAAAAAGATTGTCTCTTTCCGTGACTTCGTTCGCGGCAATCAATCCTCTGTCGGTCATTACGGGGTGATTAGGGGTAACGGTAAGGTTGCGACCACTACGAGTCACAAGCTTGACGACCATCCCCTTGTAGTAAGTTTTTGAACCAGCCACAAACCTGCCTTGCACTTCTGTGTCAGGCAGGTAGCAGTTGATCGCGTTACCGTTGATGCTGTACCAGTCGCGGACCTCTTCCGAGGTGTAGAGCTTGCCGTGACGGAGAGCATGCGTCTGGCGCGTCGTGGGGCTCAATGCCGACAGGTGCAACAGCATGACGTTCAGGACCAAATCATCTTTGGCTGAATCATGCTCATCCCATCTGGCACGCCGTAGTGCGGTGGTGATTTCCGTCCTGGCTATGCGGTTAGCTCGCCCCTGCTCAATACCTATCTGGTCACGCAGCCGTCTGGCTATTTCTTTCGGATTCTGTCCGCGCCCCATTCCATCGGTCAGGATTCGCGACAGGTCCTGCTTAACATCCGCAGCCAGTCCTTTCATCTCTTCAAAGGTGCGGGCTCTCACCAGAACTAACCGGCTTTGATAGGCATCACTGAGAAGGATGTCCTGCACACTGCCGCGATCGGCTTCGTACGCGGGAGATTGCTGAGACAGGTTGGCAAACTCCTGCGCCGTGCCACGCTGATAAGATGGAGAAACATAATCCTGAAACAGCCACGGATTGAACTCGCCGCCCTGCAGCAGGATTTCATCAACGAGTGAATCGCCGTTTTGCAGCAGCATTGAAAGCAGGGTTGGGTCTAACTGGAAGGTGTAACGCTGGTTTACTGCTGGCTCTGCCGGGATGCGGTTAAGGAGTTCGATGTATCGCGTGCTGATTTGCTTAAGGCGCCTGCCGTATTCTCGCATTGCGCCGCGCTCAAGGCGGTCAACGCCGGTCGGGTCAAGCTTGTTGCCGGGCAGGATTGCTGGCTTGGGCTTCTTCTTCAGTTTCGCCATCTTCCTCATCCTCTGGTAATGGCTCACCGCCGCCTGGCTCATATCCTGCAGCAACGCGTATTTCATCGACCGTGAATACCTGCTCGCCAGAAGCCAGAGAGGTCTGGTTGATACTGCTCATCTTGGTGGCGCTATCCAGCTTGTCAGATGGTGACTGCTCGTTAAGTTCATCCCACACGATGCTGAACTTACCGACCGGCTTTATGATTTGCAGATAGGTCAGCTTATCGACCATATCCTCAATATCGAACGACAGATCGCCGCGACGTGACTGACAGCGGCCATTGAAGTAAATCTGGTCTTCAGTGCTGGCGCGCTCACCTGACTGATTGCCGACGATGATGCGCGATGGCATATCTACCGATGAGCTGAACGTTTTCAGGTTTACATCGTAGGTTGGTGACGGGTCAGAAACCGCAGACACCATCGATGTGACCTGCGCGCCCTGAGTAATCAGCAGCGTGTCGTTACCGCGGTTAATCTCACGTGCGGCTTCGTTGTATCGCTCCTGCAGCTCATCAACTGTGACGCCATACATCGAGGCCAGATTGTTGAAATCGACCTCTTTGTCGAAGTTGATATTCTGCTGCCGTGCCGCGTTCTTCAGGAACGACTCACCTGATCCACCTTCGACTTTCTCCAGGCTGACACATGCGTTATAGCCCGGTTCAAGGAAGCCGATTTCGTCTTCTGACATATCGCCGATGATAAGCACTCGCTCAGGGTGAACGTTACGCTGAGCAGTGCTGCCATCAGAAAGCGATTCTGTGTATTGCCACATCGTGATTGCGCCGCTGTTATCACGGCTTCCCACCTTCAATGCGCTGGCCCAAACAGGCGTTATCTTCTGTAATGCCTTGCCTCTGACTACAGGCTGGTCCCACTTCTGGCTGTCTTTGATGTGCAGCAGAATGCCAGCCCAGCGACCAACAAGACGACGCGTGTCGGCTTTGGCAAATGAGCGCCAGAATCGGTGAGTGAATACCTGATTACTGGCCATCTCCCATGCGGTTAACTCGCGTGAATCGTCTGACTGCTCACCCTCAATCACCTGAGGGTTAGTCTTCCAGCAATTCGAAACCAGTTTGTTCACTGCACCGTGAGCGATACCGCCGCGCCGGTAGAGTTTGTAAAGGTCATCAAACGTCAGCTCTTCTTTGAAGCCGTATTCGCACCATGCGCTTTCACGCTTAGCATCCAACCCCATGCCGGGGTTAAATGCCATAGCGCGCACACGGGCAATCCTGACGTCATTCAGCGCGTGATTGACGGCTAGTGATAATTTGTCAGTCATGGTTTGTCCGTTGGTGGGTTTGGGGCAATAAAAAAGCCACCGAAGTGGCTTGGAAATTACTGATAGCTTTTCAGCTTTATCGTGTCGCCTTTAAATTGTTTCTGAAGGGCTTCTATCAATGCTGACTCCGTTTTCCCATTAGCAAGAACATCGGCTAGCTTGACCTGATTGCCAGCGGTGAAACCTTTCGGAATGCGTTGGAAAATAACGTTTTTAAAATGATGCTGCATAACTATCTCCTTGTAAGTACATCATTAAAAATTAACGTCAGTTCATGGTAAATCTTTAGGCTTTAACGCAGCCTTTTTGGGATCATCATCCCCGCTAACTGGCCTTTGCGCTTAATGTGACCATCAAGGCCGTAGCGGATGCCGTCCCAACAGTGCTCATCGCCATCGGCAAGTTTCGGCAGCACCTCTCCGGTGATACGGTCCGTTTTGTACGACCACATGCGAGCTTCACGGGCTACGTTCTTGCAACGTGGATGGATGATGATTTCGTCGAAGCCGCGCAAATGTGCAATGCCATCCTCAACGCTGCCCTGCCACTTCTCAGCAGCAGATATTTTGAATCCCTGCCGCCTGAGGTAGCTGATTGTTTCTGGTCGCGCAGAGTCAGCCTTGATGGGCCATTCACGCGATCCGGGTATGGTGTCGTAGAGCTCTGGCATATGGTCCAGCTCGGTTTGCTGCCCGTATGCCTCATATTCGATGTAAAGCCGGTTATGCAGGATGAATGAGCGGGTGAGCGTATTAGGGTCTTTGGCGAAACCAAAATCTGCACCAAAGTGGAGGCGCTCAGCCTCTTTCCACAATTCATCAGAGAACTCAGCGATGCGGTATTTGCCCGCAAGCACCTGCTTATCTGAGTTTTCGAGATAAGCTCCTTCCCATACCCATGCATAGGTTGCAGGGTCGAGGCGGCGCTGATCATTAAGTCGCTCACCTTCCAGCACGTCAGGGAACCACGGATTATCCGTGTAGTTCATTTCGACGGTGACGCAGTCGTCGCCAGCTTCTTTGCGAAAGCGCTTATCGGTAGCGCTGCCATCGCGCTCCGGGTTCCATGTCACCCAAATTTCTGAGCCTTCTTCACGCACTGTCGGACTGAGTTTCTGCCAGGCGATTTCGCTGACCGATTCGGCTTCATCTACCCAGCAAAGAAGAATGCGAGCTTTCGACTTGATGCTGTCAAGGTTGTGACGCAACCCAGCAAACACGTAGCTCACGCTTTTATCAACCGTGCGGATGTACTTCTCACCAATATCGAAATGAGCAGCCAGCCACGGCACGCCGAGGATCGCTTGTTTTACTTCCTGCATGCTGGACTCTTCGAGTGAGTTCATAAACTCACGTGCGCAGAGAATTACGCCGCTCTCTCCATTCATCATTGCCTGATATGCCTTCACGGCTGTCATCAGGGCAAACGTGCGCGTCTTTGCGCTACCGCGTCCACCATGTGAGCAGCGATAACGCTTACCGACTGCAGTGAACAGTGGTGCAAGCTTGGCAGGGATCGGGAGTTGAACGGCTTCACTCATGATTTTGGCTCAACAGGCAAGAGCTGGATGGTTGTCGGTTTGGTAGCCATGCTGCCATCGGATGAAATGTTATCGACCACAACCTTGTCCAGGCCTAAAAGTTTAGCTTTACCCATCGTAGCCCCAACTGCTGCTGATGATTGCGGTGTCTCGGCCTGCAAAGCTGCCTGCCTTGCTTCTTCAAGTTCTTCTATCAAGTCATCTACGGTTAAATTATGACGCTGACGATGCTCACCTCTAAGTTCATCGACCCTTACCGTAATCTTACCGTTATTGAGAAGTTCGGCAGCTTTGACATTGACAACTTCAGGTTTCATCCGCTCCGCGTTATAAGCCTTTCGGTATGCCTCAGAAGCGTTTCCAGTCTCTATGTAAGCTTGGCAAAATGCTTCTTGTTTAAGGGTTAAATTACTCATTAAGTAAGTACCCCCAAGATCCAAATAGGTCTGGCCTACAAGCAGCTAACAGCTTCATTCGCTCTATGTGTTTTTCCAGCGCGTCGGTCATCCCGTTCTTCTCGAAAAAATTCTTTAGCTGACCAAACTCACGCTTTAGCTCATAAAGCTTTCGCTTTTCCGGAGTATCAGCACGCTTTGAATTCATCACGCTGGCATTTTTTACTCTTTTGGCGGCGGTCATCGGTATGTGATTTCCACCAATCGAGATGTTTAATAAGTTTGCGCCAGAGATTTTCTGCTTAGCGATTTCCTCAATCTCAGCCTGCTCCCACTCATCAAAGCCGACAACACAATGGATTTTCATGACGGGAACCATTCCACGATTAACTAGTGAGCGTATCCAGCAGGCTGATGGCGTGCGCTTCCTGTTGCGGTCACTGATGTGTTGCTGGAATCTCGCTTTGGGATTTCTACTTTTCCCAACGTAACGAATTTCTCCTGTTACAGGACAGTACAGGCCATAAATCGCTACACCACCATTGGCAAGCAGTGAACAGATGTCAGCAGCCACCTCTGGTAGATAGTCAGAAGGGCGGCCAGTTTTTTTATTGGTCGCCATACTCAGTCCTTATTCGCTGTCTACAATCTCAGCCTTGCACTGGAAGTGAGGTGACTCGGTTGTATAGGTCACATCCACATCGCCTTTCCCATCCGTCACTTCATAGGTGCGGGAGTAATCACCTGCAGATTTGCCATTGAAGGTATCGCGGACAACCTCTTTCCCGCCACGCTTTACGACGACCTCAGCCGTTGCGGTGTGAAGCCCTTCGTCAGATGCATACTCCAGCCCGTTCACGGTGAGTCGAATCTTCATATTTTCTCCAATAAAAAACCGCCCGGAGGCGGCTTAGCATGATTCAGAATTTATCTCCTGACTCAGGTGCTTTATGTGGATCGTCTTTACCTTCACCTTTTTCATCTGGATTAGGCGAGACTGGTTTAGGGTCATAGTCAGGGTGATCTCCTTCGACCGGACGCTCAGACATGAATCCTCCTTTTTTATGAGACACGTTACAAAGTGTAGGAGGTAGTTCAGGCGCACGTCCAGCAGCGGACAAAGAGCCGTTGTGAAAGAGGCTCTCGGTCGACGCAAATTTGCGTTGGCTGTCAGACTGCGATATCCAGCGTGAGTTGTAGTTGTTCGCGCCAGTATTCGACATTTGCCTCAATAGCTGGCTTGTCCCATCTCCAGCGAGCCAGCTCACTTGCCCCTGCACTCACTTTTTCCTTTCTCGCATCACGGATGCGGCATGCTTGCTCAAACTTCTGCTGCTCAGTCAACTCACCGCGAAGCAAGCTATCAATGTGCAAGTCACACCACACAGCAAAGCGGGCGTCACACCAACGTGCAAACGCAACTGAAAGCTTTGGATGGAGCCAAGTACCACCGCCTCTATCCTTACGGGCTCGACTGGTCTTTACATACCTCGATTGTGAGGGATGTAAAATCTGCGAATCTTCACCGGTTAGCGCCTCATCTAAGGCGCGAATGTATTCGAGCGTTTCTGCCAGACGCATCCAGTTATCGATACGTTTGCCAAATCTCTCTGCTACGCCAGTAACGTTGATCCAGCCTTCGGTATTGAAACGAACCGCCTCACCTTTGTAGTTCAGTGGAACAATATTCATTGCGTTTCTACCTTTTAGAAAGTGAGCCTGTTCGCACAGAAAAGCCGCCCGAGAGAGGTCGCCACCTATAACGGCAGTTCTCAGGCTCGCTTACTGAAAGGCTCTCGTTGATATGCGCATGCGACTGCGCTGAGATTTATTGCAGGTACAAAAAAGCCCGACCGAAGCCAGGCTCTATGGTGCTCGTTGTAACGTAGGTTCTGGTAACAGCTACTGGAAGGTAGCGACAGTTACGCCTTTCTCATTGCAGACGTAAGCAACCTCTCCGTCATCCAGAATCATTTCATCATCACCGCCTGACCAGCCACGGAAGAAAATCATTCTTGATTCACGAACGAAACTCACGTCGCCGGTTGCCTGTAAAACTGAAATGTCGTTGTCTTTGTTGATGGTCTTGATGGTTAGCATTTTGTTTCTCTTGGTTGTGGTAATAAAAAAGCCCCGGCAGAACATCTCTGTCAGGGCTGGCTTTCGGGCAAAAAAAAAGCCGCACCCTTTCGGACGCAGCTCTTCATCTTTGGGAAATTTAGCGCACTTTCCTGTGCGCCTCAATCATTTCAGGCACTGCTCCCTGATGTACTGCTGCAATCCTGCTATTTGCTTTCCGGCTGTTTCGATTCGCTCTCTGAGGGTGAAATAATCCCGTTGAGCGGCGTCAGTAAGTCGGGCGCTGGCTGCATCATCCAGGCCGGAGGAGGCGGTGGGTTGCTTCGTGCAGGTTGCGTTGAGCTGCAACCGACGCTTGCCAGCAATAACATCGTCATGCAGCAGATCGATAGTCGCCTGGGCATCAGCTAACTCCTTTGTGTACTTCTCATCGAGCGCAGCCACATCACGCTGACGCACCTGCATGTCATCAATAGTCTGCTGACGCTCTGTTGCCAGGCTGTCTGATACGACATATTTGCCGTGGTAATAGCTGGCTGTCTTAGCCATTCCAACACAGAGCAGCAACAAGGCAGCAGTAGCGAACATTTTCCAGTTATCAGCGAGCCAGTTCATTATTCACCTGCCGGAGCTGCCTGAATGACTACCGTGCCCCCTTCCTTCTTCGCCTTATCTACGGCGTTAGGATCGATGGCAATCGAGCATTGTTTACTGGACCGAAGGAATTCGTTTTCTTTCTGCAACGAGTTGGCGCGGGTTTCGGCTGTTGACCGGCGGCGGCTCTCTTCGTCGAGCGTGGTTGCCAGACTGTCGAGGCGCTTAGTAATAGGCCCCATCTGGTCAGCAAACTTCATGTTTCGCTCATTGGCGAGGATGAATTGCTCACGCAGCCTGTTATTGCGGTCAGTCAGGTTGACGTTGTCATACCAGAGCTTACCAACGAAGCCGATGATGATTACCGCGAAGATGACCGGGATGAAGCGGCGGTAACGTGCCATTCTTGCTTTACCTGTCATACGAGCACCTGCTCTGCTACACGGGTTCGCGCAATGCGATCTGCCAGCCCGTTTGTTCCGCCATTAATACGGCGGGTCAGCCCGGACACGTCAGATGCATCGGCGAAGCGGTTGCAGTCGTTGGCTTGCCAGAACCAGCCAGCCGAGCGCGCGGCATTGACGTCTTCCAGCAGCAAATCGGGATTAGATATAAGAGGCAGATTTAATGCTTTACCGCAGGCTGCGTAGTTATCGCGGAAGGTAACCTGTTTCAGCCCTCTCCCACGATATTTCCAGCCATCTCCATTCAGGTTGTTACCATAGCGTCCACCGTAAACGATATTGGCAATGGCAGCCTGCCGCTCCTGCGATAAGGCTGGCTCACCTGACTTGCGGCCGAGCTGCTCACGCTGTGCAGCAGTAAGACGGGATCCGAAGATAGCCAGGCCGGCAACTGAATAATTCAGGCTTTCCCTGATTACAGTGAACCCGCCTGACTCTGTACCAACCTGTGCAATGAAGTAAGCCTGGCGTTTTGGTGAGTCAATACCGAACTCTTTCATTGCCGCCAGAACGTGCGGATACCAACGACTAGCGAGCGCATCAGAAATAGATGCTGCCTTTTTAAACTGGTCTCTGGTCATCATTCAGCAACTCCCGAATCTCCTGCAGCTTTCTGCAGGAAACGCTTTTCAAGGGTTTTAATCAGAGATGAGCCGGACCAGCCAGCCATACCACAGATTGCGCCGGTGACTTCCTGCGGCCACTGCCAGTAGATGGCGAGCAGCATCATGAGGAACCCGGCAAACACGGAGACGATCATCTGAAGACACAGGGTGCGCCAACTGAAGGCGTCCCCGCTTAATACCTTGTAGGCATACGCTGCCACCGAGCCGAGTACCGTCATGCCAAGTGCAATCAGCGCGGCGATCAGCCCCGGATCGTTTTTATAAGGCATGCGTTTCATTTCCACCCCCAAATGCGGGGACTTGTTCAGATTAGGAATCGTTGACATTGTGAACAGAACAAGTCCGGTTAAACTTCTTCCTGTTGAGAGAAAAAGCACCGCCTTGCTGATAGAAGTCAAAATGAAGAATCCGCCATTGAGCGGATTTTTTTATGGGTAAAAAATACGCCACCCCATAACACACAGGAGGAAATCCAGAAACCCGGAGTGACGTGAAAACGACAAGGGTCTGTAGCAGCACACCCTTACAGAGACAGAACTATCTTAAAGGCAACCAAATAACATTTATTGCACAAACGCATGTTCAAGAATTGTTAGGATTTTATGGTCAGTTTATGAAAGATGGCTGACATATTGTGGAACTTGAATTTTTTTGGCGCCTTTCTGGATATGGATGGCGCTTTTTTTCGTGCCGGTTTTTCGTGCCGGGTTCACGGCAATAATAAAAAAGGCCGCTCTGATGGCGACCCTTTGAAATAGTTTAGTGATGTTACTTATCCGCTGCAGGGTATGAGGTGAATCTTATCCCCTTTGGGGTATAGAAATAAAAAAACGCCCTCGCAGTTGGTGAGACCGCAGGGCGCTTTGACTATCACAAATCGATGGAACTGACTGGATTTAAGTGCCGCAGCATCCCTAAGAACACGTACGGCAGCTTATATCCAAATTGTGGCTCAATGGCTCAATAGTGTCAATACTTACTATGCGACTTTTCTAATTTTAACTACACGTTTGCGATCGTTAAATGCAGATAGCAGCGGAGTGTAAAGAAGATAGAGGCTGGCATTGAGTATTTCGTCCACTTCACGTCGGCAGGTAATCATTGATGGTCGCCTGGTACTTTCTCCGCTGCGCCCTGACATTTTGCGGGGACTTGCGACCTTATGATAGTAGGATGCAATGGCTCGCTTAGAGGAGCCGTGAGCGTAGTAGCTGAGCAGGATGCCAAATGCTTTTTTATCGATGAACATGACGGAATCCACGACCTGAGAAATCAAGAGTCCGTCGTCATCATTGCACATTGGCCGGTATGGATAGGATTGCGGCTCAACGGTCGCCATGTATTGCGCTATGACACTGCTCTGGCGCTTTTCCAGTCTCCCTGAGTAAACCCACGCACCCCACAGCTCCAGCCAGTTATTCAACCAGTCGTGCTGCTCTTTAGTCAGGTTAAGCTCGCGTACTGGCATTAGTCACCCCCATCATCTTCGCCGTGTTGCGGATTATCCGGTAGTTGATCTCATACATGCCGCGCATCTTTAGAATGCGAAGGCGGAGCCACTTCTCTCTGAGGTATTGGGTCATGCTGCACGCTCCATAGACTGCTCGTAGGTCAGGTAAAGCCCCCAGAAGCTGACCAGCATCTTTGCCTTCACAACCATCTTCTCTTCGTTGCACCACCGGCTGAACCATCCAACCGCCAGAGCTAGTTCCTGCTTAATTTGATGCGGGCCCTCCAGGTGAATCGGAAATATGAAGTCGTCGAAAACAGCTGCGGTTGAAATGGGAAAATGTATTTCGTTCATGCTGCCTCTCTTTGCTTATTCAGTTCACGCACCTTTGCCCGGTACTCATCCCGGATGCGGATGTAGTCTTCACGGCGATAGCGCGTCATTTCGTGGGGGCCATTCAGCCAGTCCACCAACTCTTGACCGAACCTCTCAACCAGGATGGCTTCATATCTCTGCGCTACGGTTGCCGCCTTTGCACCATGCTTAGCCGACCCGGCATTACAGGATTTGCATTGGCGATAGGCATTGCTTTCAACGAAGCGGAGCTCTGGGAATCCACCTACAGTTTTGAAATGCCCGCAATCCCACTGCCCGCCATGCAAATCAGGCGGATTGGTTTCGCCGCAACTGATGCAGGGCTGGTCATGGTCACGAAGGCGGATGAACTGGTTGAAGGCTTGCTGTGCTTGGGCTTTGAAGTAACTGGCGGGCTTGGTGGCTAACTTGCGAACTTTGATACTGCGTCTTTCCTGCTGGGCTTCTTCCTTTCGTCGTCGCTCCGCTTCCTGTATCGCTTTTTGCCGATTTTTCTCCCTTTCAGCCATCGCCAGCACCGTTCCGCAATCTGGTGAGCACCATCGTTGATTCTGGAAGGCTGGGTGAAACCATTCGCGGCAGGCTGGGTTCTTACATTTCCTCCTGACTTTCCTCATGGCTCTCTCCGCACATCCGAAAGTTTGGGTCCTGCATCAGGTTTATTTCGCAGCTTGTGCAGCAATAAACCACCGACTCTGGCAGCGCCGCAGAACAGAAAGCGCACACAGAAGCAGATTGCACGCCATCGCCAGTAGGCTGACTTGATTGGCTGATGCATTTCGGCCTGCTCGAACCGGTAATCTGTTTCACAGTTTTCACATGATGCTCCATACCAGTACTTGTCTTCTGAGGTGAGTGTTATGTGACAGCGGCAGCAGCGTTCTTTCATCGCGTTTTCCTCAGTCGATTCCATTTGGCCTGTAGCAGTCCGCCGACATAATCGAACGAGTTAACCTGGCTTGCCGCGGGGATTGTTGTTGGCTTCTTGCGGCGTGATTTGGTGTGGTAGATGGCGTGGTTCTCCATTCTCTCCCACAGCGATTTAGTGCGGCGCATGTTGCCCCCTTGCAGCCTTCAGTAATTCATTGAGGCTTGCCATCTGAGGACTGGAGCCGAAGCCGGCCGAGGTGTCTTTCATGCGGTACCGGCATCCGTGATATCGCCCATCGACATGCTCTTTGACGATATGGTGCCCGCCTGAAAGGGTGTTAATGACGTTTTGCACGTTGTGTTTGTTGGTGCGGCATTGCTTGCACACCCTCTCCACCAGTTCCGCCATCAGGTGCCACTGGCCGTCCGATAAAACATCCAGTACTGCTGTTTTGATTTTGCTCATGCTGCACTCCTGTATTCAGTGGTCACGACACCGGGCGCGCCGGTTGTGTACATGGGATTGCGATCGGGGTTCTCTGGCGTCACTTCCATCAGTCCGTCAAAGCGCTGGTATACGCAGTGCGGTTTGTTATGGACGTGAGCAAGCCACGCAGCCTCTTCGATAGCTGCGCCAATTTCAGTAAAGGGGGTCATGTTATTTTCCGAAGCGGTTAGCCCACTCAGCCGCACGCGCTGACTCGTCGCTAAACCTGACGTTCTGCTCGGCACCGAATGCATGGATGAGTGTGATTAAATCTCGCATCTCACTGACGCGCATTTTGCTTGTTGATTTACCGAGGACTACAAAGCCATTGCCCTCCAGATTCGGCACCGCCTCCTGACCGTTTAAGCTCGCACTAAACAGGTGCTTCCAGCTCTCCGGAGCCAGCTTCCGCCCATGCCAAATAACCTGCTCTGATACGTCATGCAGGCATGCCCATAAGAGAGCGTTTTGTTCGAGGGATCTGGTTCGTTCGGAGATGGTCACTACAAGAGGGGTTTGGTTATTCGCTGATATCTGCTGGATGGCTTCTACGCAATTTTGCCGTATTCGGTTATCCCGCAGGATGTAGGTTTGTTTCTCCATCGCGCTTCTCTCGCTTTAATGCGTCGCTGAGTAACTTCCTGATGCCGTGGCTCAGGCTGAATGTGCCTGCATGCTTCTGAGCGAAACGACTGACGTCATTTGCCAGCTTATCCAGTTCAGCGTCTGATATGACGTGCTCAGAGCGTTTTAAGGGGATTACGTTGCTCATGCTTCCTCCTGCTTGCTGCGGGCCAGCCAGCCTTGCCATTCGTAGCGCGTCTGGTCCCAGTAGTAATTGCTGTCAGAATCGCTGTCCAGCCAGAATTCCATAAACGCAGCGTCGTTTCGCATGTGCGCCTCAAACCGCTCCCTTTCCAGCTCATCGTTGTTCATCAGCGCACCTTGTAGCTATTTGGAATACAGAAGGTTGAAGATGCCGGGGTTCCGTTTGGCGACGCATAAAAATACAAAGGCCACCATCGGCCGAAGCATCGCAACGGAAGCCTGAAGCAGACATATCCCCAGCGCTTGGTACGGATGTTTACCGCCCAGTGCATAGCGTTTTCGCCATAGATGGTTAGTGGGCCAATGCTAATATGCCCTGCCATAAAGCTTTCCCACCACGTGAATGACTGGTATTCCTTTTGATTCAATATTGCTCGCTTTAACCACATATCACTGCTCTCCGTTCTGATGGGTGGGCTGCTCCTGCCGCTCAAAATTATTGAGCAGTGGCTGGTAAACCACGCGGTGCACAAAGGGGATGAACGCCGAAAAGAATTTGGCGTAGGTGTCATTGCGATATCCGGTTGCCTCATCAATCATCGCTTCAAGTCCATTACGCGGCTGGCGTGGCAGCTCTACTTCGTAAATCCTGCAGAAGCCTGAAATTAACTCAGGCTCTTCAAGACATTTTTCGAGCACGTGCCTGAAAGCTTCGTTGGTGTGAAGCTCAGCCCTGATTTCTTCGGTCAATTCGAGCATGATTCCTCCCGCTCCGGGATGATGCGGTAGGCGATGATTGGGTTGCCGCAATTTACGCCCCAGTAGAAGTGTCTTGATGGCCCGACATCGGTGTCGTTGTCTTGGTATCTCACCTTTACGGTTTTTCCGAGCAGTGCAATGGTTGGCCCATTGCCCTTCCACTCAATCCAGCCATCACCCCGCTCCTGCTGCTCCAGTATGGGGAGTGCAATCCGGTAGGCTTGAAGGTGGTCTTCAGACGTTGTAGCCAGGGAGTTGTTTCTTTCGAGCCTTTCCCACATCTCAATTTTTTCTCTGCACCGTTCAGCTGTTAGCTTTTTCATTGGTGACTCCTTTCTTCCTGCTCAAACTCAGCATCAACAATCGTGTCGTGTGCTTCACGTGCCAGCATGTCGATAGCGTGCAGGCGGTCCCGGAACTGCTCCGGCGTCAGGTCGCGCTTCTTAGCCAGGTCGATGATTGCCAGCGTCATATTGCGGGCCTGACGCATCAGCGGTGGTGTGATTACCAGTTGAGTTACCTGTGTCATGCTGCGCTCTCCCTTCCCTCAAGCCAGAAGAAAAAAGCCCGGTCTACAGTGGCATCCTGATAGCCAAGATGTGACCGGGTCAGGTTGTGTTTGTCACCGTGAACGCTGCGATACAGGCGCTCAAAGCGGATGCGGTTCATCTCAGTCATGGCGGCCACCTTTCAGACCGAAGCGGCGGCGAATGTCGGCGAGGTGGTCCAGTGCCTTATCGTTACCGGTCGGAATGTGCAATTGAGGAATCTGTTTGCGCGGCGGCGGGATGACTTCGCCAGCTTCAATGCGGCGGGACATCTTGCGCAGCTCATCGCCCAGGCGTTTGCGACACTCTGTGTCTGTCAGGTTGAATGATCGCATCTGGTTATAGACCGCTGTCACCATGTGGAAACAGGCCGGGCTTTCCCATGGGAACTCTTCGCTGCTGTCGTACATGCCACGGTCCCGGCAGTACAGGCGGAACATGTCATACAGTTCCTCATCGGCTGGCAGACCCGCTGCGCGGTGTTCACCCTGCTTGCACCACTCGATAAACTGGCCGGGTGATGGCAGGAACGGAGAGCCACTGGCGCGGGCCAGCTTCATGCCTGCCGATAGCTGCTGCTTGTTGTGGATACCATTCTCTGCAAACGCGGCGATCCACTGGCGCTTTGCTGAGGCTTCGTCATTCGGGTTGCGCCATGCAGTGCTTACCGACGCCGGGAATACCTGCTTGAGGTTTGAAAACAGGGCGTCTACCAGGCGTTCAACGTCTTCATGTACTCCACGCTCAACCGGGCGCGGCCCATCTCCTGCAATGCGAGCCAGTGCGCCTGCATCACGATTCTGAATTGCTGATACGAGATTTCTCATAGGAATTCATTCTCCCAGGCTTCGCGGCTGTTCCAGTGCTGAGCGGGTTGCTGTTGAGCTGGTAGCTGCTTGCGGATTGGAAACTTCGGCTTGAACAGGCCTTGGTATCCGTTCGCTATACTGGCGTTGATAACGTCAACAGGGTCGTGCCCGTCATCGAGACAGTCTTTCAGCACCGCGAAGGCTTTGGTCACTGTAATTTCGGTCTTGATGGGTTTCTTTGAGTCCTGACGATATTTGATCCACTCATGCCATGCAGTCTGGCTAAGCCATTCAGGAACAGCTATCGAGTAAGGGTCAAAGCCCTTCGATTCCCCCTTGGGGGATTTAGGGGGTTTTAATTGTTTATCTGTCTTTGGAATAATGTCTTTGGTGTTCCCCGTTTCCGGGGATGGCTCTCCCTGATTTCGGGGATGGTTATCCCTGTTTTCAGGGGTAGTTTTGGCATCCCCTTTTTCGGGGATAGTTACCGCTGCCACCGGCTTCTTGTAAGCCCATTTTTCCAAGTCTGTATTGATGCCGATATAGCGTGTCTGCCCGATGCGTCTCATGGTCAGTATTTGCCGCTCTGCAAGGTTATTCACTGCTTCCGATGAGTGCTTAATACTCAGGTCGGTTGTGTCAGCAATGAGGCTATTGGTTATCCTGTCCTCTTTTTTCGACCATCCGTATGTCAGGCGGATAATTGAGTTCAGAACGCGAAATTCGCGGCCTGATAGCTCAACCTTGCATAGTGCATCCTGAATCTGATTAGCCAGTCGCAGAAAGCCGTTATCAAGGTCGGCCACATGACCTCCTGGCTTATCTGGTAAAATTTGTTTGTTAGTGAAGTCTGCGCGATGAACGTTACCCATGAAGGCCACCCTTAGCGATTTCTCGCTCAACAGCTGCCAAGCTATATGCACCTGCTGTCATCGAAACAATAACTTCGAGCCTGCCATTAGTGCGCCAGCATTTTGGCATTTCATTTCTGAGCATTGATTGGGAGATGTAGTTTTTAGACACACCCAAGGTGCTAGCAACTAAACTAGGCCCGCCTGCACAATGGATCAGGCGGTACATGAATGTTTTATTTGTGTTTCTTTCAAGACTAAGCGTCCGACCTAATACGGAGTTGTGTACAGCGGTGCCGATGTACACGTTACCTTTGGCGTAAGGGCCTTCGTCTCCATTTCGACACATGCAATACGAACCAATCCCACGGCCTCTCTGCTCCCAATGACCTGATTCCTGCCAGATATTCCACCAATCCCAGAATTTAAGCTCCCACTTCACCCCGCGTCGCATGGCGTGCCTTTGCTGAGATTTAAATAAGTTGAAAGGGTCATGTGAAGCACCCTTTACTGTTTTTCTGACACCATCAAGCTGGACCTTGGTGCAGCCAAACTTCTTAACATGCTCACGATCTCGCTTGGCTTTGGCCTGTCGCTTGATTTCAGCCCTTCCGCCCTCGTCAGAATCAACTCCTGACGCCTTGAGTATTTGCTGAACCCTAGCCTTGGAAATTCCAAACTTCTTGCCCAGATCGGTCTGGGTAGAACCAGCTTTATAAATGGCGCATATTTCATGGTGTTGTTGCGGACTAACTTTGCGCTGTGCCATAATCCCTCCTGTGAATTGATCCAGTCATTTCGCATCAGGCCTCGAAGCTGTTCGCGCAGCTCGGGGCTTTTTCTTTGGTAAGTAGCTGCTCTATGCGCAACAACCTCTGCGCCATTTCTGATTCAGGTGACACCACATCCAGATAAGCCAGTGCCAGACTCATCATCTGGAAGAAGCTGTGACGCTGCTTTCCTGATGGACGCTTCATACGGCTTACAGCTGCGTCGTCCAGGTCGAGCACCTTCGCCAGTGTTCCCTGTCCACGTTCAGCCAGTTTGTTCAGTAACTGGCTTTCAATCTCTCTCGCTTTTTTGCGATAGCTTGCAATTTCCATGATGTAAAATTCCTTTGTTGGTTAAGTAATTGCGTGACATTGCAGTGAGCAAGTCACTTCGGTTTTCCCTGGTATTCCGAGGGAGGTCAGATTGATAAAGAGCGGTATTGCTTAAGCTGCCGAAGCGCGCTGTGGTGCAAAAACTAAGCTTTCTTTCTTCACCGGCTGGTAATCGGTGAATTTATTTGTGGCTTCCTCAATTGCTTGGGCTTTGCCTGGTGATGCTCGGCGGAATCCATATGCAATTTGGTCGAGGTAGCCAACAGATGTGTTCGCTAGTGCAGCAAGGCTGATCCAGTCTTCAGCTGAAGATTCCTTGCGCCAGCGGAGCAGTTCATTACCCATTGGTGCCTCCTGTTCAATTACAAGGTTAAGTTTAGCGTTATGCTAAATAACTAACAAGCAATATTTAGCAATATGCATATTTATCGCATTGCTAAATAGTGTGAGAATCAAGCCATGGAAAATAAAAGCATCAGAAAAACCAATCTCAACAACCTCCTGAAGAGGCACCTTGAGAACGATGGCAACACAAAAGCTGGATTTGCAGAGCTTTTGGGCATCAGCGCGTCCCAATTTAGTCAGCTGCTTGGAGAAAATAGCGTTAGGAACATCGGGGACAAGATGGCGAGGAAGATTGAAGTGGCGCTAAAGCTGCCTAATGCCTGGCTTGATTCCATCCATGAAGATCAACCACGAATTGATGCTAACGTCTCAAATCCGAGAGACTACAAGCAGACTGCGCGCTACCCGGTTCTGAGCAAGGTTCAGGCTGGCGCATGGGATGAGGCCTGTGAACCCTATACGATAAAGGATGTCGATATGTGGCTTGAATCAGACGCACATACGCAGGGAGATGCTTTCTGGTTGCAGGTGGAAGGCGATTCGATGACAGCACCGATCGGGCTAAGCATCCCCGCAGGAACCTATGTGCTGTTCGATACAGGGCGTGAAGCGGTGAATGGAAGCCTGGTCGTTGCGAAGCTTACTGATGACAATGAAGCCACATTCAAGAAGCTCATCATTGATGGCAGCCAAAAGTACCTTAAGGGCCTGAACCCTCAATGGCCCATGGTCCCGGTAAATGGCAACTGTAAGGTGCTGGGCGTGGCGATCGAGACGAAGATGCGGCTGGTTTAAGGCTCAATGGCCGGAAGAGACGCTTAGGTGACAACAAAAACACGCGAATCTGACAAAGATTAGATCGCTTCTTTTTTCCAGGGTTAAGGTGTTTGACCACCACCTTTTTACTAGGAATTTCAAATGACTACACATAATTCAATGCCCGTCCCCCACCAACACGATATTGAGCTTTTCCCAGTTAAAGAAGCTGAAGTAAATGGAATACAGATGGGAGTTCTGAATGATGGAACCCCTTATTTAAGCCTGCGTGGTCTGGCACGTCTGTGCGGAGTAGACCATACAACTCTCCTACCTCTAACAACAAACTGGCAGGTTGAGCGATTTAAACCGCGCGGCAAAAAGATTGATGCCATTCTTCAAGAGCAGGGAATTTACCTTGATAAGCTTTACTCGACCACAATGGGTTTCGGTGGAGCTTCGCATGCATACCCTGACTCTGTATGTATGGCTATTCTTGAATATTATGCATTTGATGCCAGTCAAACTGACAACCTAACAGCCCAACAAAATTATAGGACAATGGCACGCAGAACCTTGCGTGATTTCATTTACCGCAGTGTCGGCATTGATCCTTCGAACCCCATAACCGGCGCATGGAAATGCTTCCAAGAGCGCATAACTCTGAATGATACAGTTCCTGCTGGTTATTTTAGTGTATTCAGAGAGATGGTCGATATCACAGTTCCATTGATCAATGCTGGTTTCGAGCTTGGCCCTAAAACCGTTCCAGACATCAGCGTGGGCACCAGGTGGGCTAATCACTGGAAGCGCAACAATTTTGATGAGCGCTATGGTTCAGTAGTTAAACATCCACACGTTTATCCTGATTGGTTTCCTCAAAGCAAAGCGGGACCAGTCCCTGCCTCCCTCTATCCAGAAGAATCACTTGGCGAATTTCGTCGCTGGCTTCGTGAGGATTATGTGCCTAAGGGTTTTCGTGAGTACCTTTCAGATAAGGTGCAGCAGAAAGTTATTGAGAACAAAAAAGCTCTTGAGGTACTAGAAAATTTACGCAGGCCCGAATTGCCAAAGAAATAAGCCGATTCAATCCCTGGTCAGCGAGACAAATCCATAGCCCGCCACTGAGCGGGCTTTTTTGTGCCTATCGATCCCCATCAAAAAATAAATTCCTTTCTAAATCATTTAGCTAAACTCCGCCCTTAAATTATTTAGCATTTTGCTATTGCCATTTATTTAGCATAACGCTAAATTAAATCCCATCAGCAGGACGCACTACTCACCAGGACGGTGATGCTCTTTAACAATATGACCCTGTGAATACACAGGCCGAGGCGAGTGCTTCGGGATTGGATGAATGCGCAGGCTGATGCGCACCGGGATCGCAACGTAAGTCGCAGCGGCGCAGTGATAGATGGTATGCGCGGTACACCGCACAAGGTCTGGTTAGTGCCATCCAGAAAGCCGGAGATCAGCACCGACCATCCAATCACCCAAGCACTCATCGAGGAATACCCATGAACAGAAATCAGCGTCGTATGGCGGCTTTTAACGCCCGTAAAGCATCAGAGGCTATCGAGCAGACACGCTTCGAGCGCCGCATCGTCAGCACCTTATCCAGCTGCAACCAGAGAGTAGAGAAAGCAGTTATCTCACCTTCTCTGCGTGACCAGAAGACAACTGGCTCAGCCTGCCTGCCTGAGGTTGCAATTTACTCTGCCGGATTCCGTAACGGTCGCAAAGATGCGACTCATATCATTAAGTGAGGGGTTATGAAGCTCGACTTAAAATACTCACCTGTCAGGCCAGGTGTCGAATACGTCGTTCTTGACCATGCGAATCACTATGCCGGAACTGTTTGGCGCGTTAATGGCGACGACGCGGAATTGGCTGGATACAGATACAACATAGTTTGGGCGCTGTGCGGGCCATTCGCATGTACGAATGAACCAGCAAAAGATCATGATGATTTGTGCAAGAAAATAGATGAGATGTCAGAGCGTCATTACGCCGGCTATCGAAAACCAACCAAGAGCATTTATCCAGCGAGGTGAGCATGAAAAGGACTGGTGAACTGGTAGTGTCTGTGAGCGTAGACACTACCGAGATTGAACTTCAGATAGCAGAGTTGAAATCGCTATTAGGTTCAGAGCTTGAAGGCGTTTCTGACGATTTCATCAACGCGGCTTATAGCAACCTGCCTGCTGTGCTCAATGATATCGTCTTTAGTGACACTCCTGCCGCACCCTGCACAAGCCTCAACATTGTCCATCGTGTACGGCTCGGCTCTAAATATGAAAGATTCACTGCCGCAATCAGGGCAGGAAAATTGGATTCGAATTTTCTCTGACATAGCAATTCCTTTTAATGACTGTGGAGCAACCAAATTATCAGTTTCCTTTGACTGTGGAAAGCTGAGGAACCACCTCGCCTGATGTGGTTAAAAGCAGGCACATCAGCCGCGTTGAGAAAGCAGTTATCTCCCCTTCTCTGCGTGACAGGCATGAGAGCACATCGGTATGTCTGCCGGATGTGGCTATCTATAACGCGGGACACCGCACCGTCCGCAAGGGCGCTACACATATCTTTAAGTAGCACTACTTAATTAAGGCCGTATATCTATTCCCGAGGTAAAGGCATCGGCTGAATATATGGACTGGTTTTTACAGTCAACCACTCCTTGCATAGCTTTCGCCGTGTCCCAGCCATTGGAATAAAGACGGATGACAGCATTACTTTTCACATCGGTACGACTTTTTGTCATGGCATCAAGCTTGAACCATTTAGGAAAATCTCCATCCAGAAGACCATTTTTGTAGTCGAGGCAGCCTGCCATCCATATTCCTCGACCTTCATCTTTTGCCTCATCCTCACTCATCTGCGCATGAGCAGTAGAGAGATGGGAGGTCAGGGAGAATAACAAAATCGCAGCAAACGCTTTTTTCATGGTCGTTTTCCACACACGAAGAGGAGGATTTCATAATGCCTAATGCAAATAATCGCTTCCATGAAAATATTAGTTGAGTGACACCGTAAAGCCGCCTACTCAGACGGCTTTGAGGTGCTACGCACCAACGCTGTGAAGTTTCAAATGACAGGATAGATAACCAGAACGTTACATCCTTATGCCCGGCGCAATGCGGGGCTTTTTTTTTGACATCAACCTAACCAAATTCAAGGAACCCACGATGATGAACTATGCCATCGCGGGCGGCGCCATCGTGGGCGCTGCTCAGCTAAACGAATCACTGCTCGACACCATTACCCGCCGCCTCCGCACTAGCTGGCGCAACCTTATCGACACGCTGAATCAAAGAGGCCAGCCATGAAATCACGTTACTTCACGAAAGCTCAGGAGCTTTCAAGAGAGGCTCATCTGTTTGGTGACCGTGCCAAATGGGCGATGGCGATGCAGTTACTGCGGAGAGCGCTGAAATGAAAATGAAGATTGAATGTGGCCAGCTTAAGACGCGCGCCGGATATCGCCCTGGCATGATGATTATCGAAGCAGATGAGGTCTCTCTGCTCGACTTCAGCGGCAAGCAGGTGCTGAACCAGCTTGATATCAAAGACGTCATGGAGTGGCTCACAGAGCAGGGCTACACAATTCACCAGGAGCACGCAGCATGAGCGAAGAACAGGCAATCTGGGAAGATTTCATTAAGGGGATGCTTGGCTACCTGGCTGACCCGCAAACATACGAGCAAGCCGCAAAGGAAGCGGCGGCTGATTACCGTACGGAGCAGCAGGCTGAGAGAATGGGAGCGAGCTATGGAAGTTTATAAGGCGATCAGCGCGGTAGCCAAGGGGATGGCTGAGCAAGGCATCAGTAAGGACCGCGAAAACCGGCAGCAAGGGTTTAACTTTCGAGGTATCGACCAGGTTTACAACGCGCTGGCTCCGATGCTGGCGAAACATGGCTTGGTCATTCTTCCGCGCATCACCGAGAGGACTGTAACTGAGCGAACGACCCAGAAAGGAGGCGTCCTGTTCTATGTCGTGGTTAAAGCAGAGTTTGATTTCATCGCCACTGAAGATGGAAGCAAGCATACGGTCACAACCTATGGTGAGGCGATGGATAGCGGCGACAAGGCTACAAACAAAGCTATGTCTATCGCCTACAAGTACGCGGCATTTCAGGCATTCTGCATCCCTACAGAACAGACGGCAATCGACGCTGACGCTGAGGTTCATAATGTCGCACCACAGCAGAAACCAGCCCCGACACCCGAAGCGATTCTGAAGGCTTTCACCGAAGCAGCACACAACAAATCAAACCTTCCTGAGCTGAAAGGAGCTTTCGCCAAAGCCTGGCAGATGCTGGAAGGCACGCCAGAGCAGGCTAAGGCGCAGGATGTTTACGAAATTAGAAAAACCGAGCTTGAAGGAGCTACAGCATAATGCCAATCAACGTGATCACAATCTCCGGCAATGTGGGGAAGGACGCGATAGTCCGCGTCACTCCCAACGGAAAGCACATTGCCACCTTCTCACTGCCGGCCAAATCAGGCTTTGGAGACAACGAGAAAACATCCTGGCTGCAATGCAAGATGTTCGGGGCTATGGCAGAGAAGCTGTCGGCCGGCATTCTGAAAGGTGCAAAGGTCACAGTGACCGGCGAGTTTGTGCTTGAGGAGTGGACGAAAGACGACGGCACAAAGGTTTCTACGCCAACAATTCTCGTGCGGGACATCGATCTGCCGCCAAAGCACAGCGGTCAGCAACAGAGTCGGCCGCAGCAGTCGCATGGTCAATCTACAGAACCTCAATACGATAATTCGATCCCCTTCTGATTTAACTCAATAAGGCACCCTCATGACCATCACCGAACCTTCGGCGGACTCTGCTCGCCCTGATGAAACGGAATCACAGCGCAGATGGATGTTAGCGATGCAGGACGCACAGCAGCAAATTCTGGCGAAGACAGGCGTGAGGGTGTCGCTATCAGTACGGACCACTGAGCAGACAAAGGAATGGGTGCATGAGGCCACGGAGCGGCGCCTGACGAAGTACGTCGAGCACCAGGAAGCAATTGAGCGCAACCGGCACAGTAAGCATGACATGCCGGTCAGAGATACCAACCCTGCCTATCCGGAATGGGCAGCACGCCGCTATCACGGCGACTAAGGAGAGCAAGTGAGTGTGATTTGTGACTATTGCGGTAAGGATGCTGCTCTTGTGAGCGGGAAGGACATGTACCCGCATCGGCCCGACCTCGCGGGACTGCAATTCTGGAAGTGCACACCCTGCGCCGCATGGGTTGGATGTCATAAGCGATCAAACGCAGTTCCGCTGGGTCGGCTCGCAAATGCAGAGCTGCGAAAGGCCAAGAGCACAGCTCACGCAGCTTTCGATCCCATATGGAAGTCGGGTCGAAAGTCCCGGCGAGGTGCTTATGAGTGGCTAAGCAAGCGACTGAGCATCCCGTTCAAAGACTGCCATATCGGCATGTTCGACGTAGATACGTGTGAGCGGGTCGTGACCGCTTGCGCCGAATTTAAAAGCTAACTATTTTCGCCGCGGCATTGAGCCTGACAGCGGCATAAGGGGTAAGAGATGAAAGAACAAAACGTGGTGATGTACGAATCTGATGAGGCGGCAAGCATTCAGACCGTTACTGGCTGGGTCGATCGTACTGGTCGTTTCTGGGGTATAGACGAACACATGGCACGTTACGCAGGCAGCACGCACCGTATCTGTCAAAAAAACCATGACCATGGCTCCCATGCAACAAATGGCTATTGTGAGAAGTGCTATTCAGAAAGCCGTCAAAAATATTTTGCTTCTCTTGAAAGAAAGGTCTGGGCAGGAGAACCACTCGTTATCTTCGACAACGATAACTACTTTTTTGACTCTGAGTCTCTCGCAGATTACTGCTGGGAAAATAGTTTGCTGCCAAGTGAGCTCCAGTTGCAGATTTGCGAGCCGAATTACCCCCGCGAAATCGACATGAATGATCATTGTGAAGAGATCATTCCTGATGGCGGCGATCACCATGATATTCCCGAGGCGATATGGCAGGCAGCAGAGGCGCTGAATAAGGCCATTCGAGAAAGCTCTCCAATCTCATGGTCTGGTGGAAAATTTGCAGCGATAGTCTCTGATGACCTGTTAACGGATGAGCAGAAGGCCGATGTTTTTGCTGATCGCGCCAGTACCGTCAAGGTCAGTGAGTGATTTTTAAGTCAGTGGGCTTTACATTTGCGGGATAATTTCAGGAATCAATAGTGGTATAAATAGGTTCTCAGCCACACTGGAGAGCCGTTATGACTTGTGAAGTTTGTGAGCAGCAACCAAGGGGCCGCAAGGCTGCGCCAATCGCATGCATGAGGATGGACCCAGATAAGCCGCCGGTTAGCGCCAGATTCATGGGCCGTGGCACTGATGACACTCACTACATCTGTAATGAATGCAAGCATGAGTGGATGCATGAAGGTGGTCGTGATGGATATGGCTGGCAGCCGTAAGGAATGGTTATGTCACATAATCTAGCAGCACGCAGCAGAGAAGAACGCGACAGGATTAACGTTGATTTAGCCGCGTCAGGAGTAGCGTACAAGGAGCGTATGAACCAACCTGTTATTCCGCATGAGGTGGAGATGCAGCAGCCGGAAGCGCTGAAGGAGTATTTCAGGGAGAGATTGCAGCATTACAGGAACGTTGCGCTGCAGTACCCGCGCGGCACTGACCCGGTTTATTTTAAGGAGGAAGGCAAATGAAAAATTATTACCAGATGGATGTTGATGAGTTTAGGCGCAGTAATTACGACATCCTGAAAAAAGCAAGATTACAGGCTCCCGCTCACGCGGATGTAATGGGTATGAGCGAATCTGAGTATGTAGACTACTGCATCAAAGAGGAGCATAAAAAACATATAGCTAGCATGGGAATTGAAGATCCCTATGAGTATTTTGTTAAAAAACACGAGGAGAACCACGGTCTAGCGTTAAAAATTATCGAGGACAGAAGAAGGAAAATTAATGATCATCTGGGAATTGAAGATTAATCATTTAAAATCAGCAGCCTAGCGTATCTTAATGGGATTTTCATTGCTTGGTCAGTTCAAGTTCTAAACTGAAAAGCCGATGAACCGTCTACGGTGATCGGACCCGGTTTATCAGAATGAGGAAGGGAAATGAGCATTCAGGCCATGATAGGCATAGCTGAGACTGAAATCATTATCGAGAAGCCGCTTGATGAGCTACCGAAAAGCGGTGACATTCTTACCCTGAGCGTTGAGGGTAAAAATGACCAGTATGAAGTAGTAGATGTTGACCCCAATAACGGATTTTCAGGCGAAGCGCCCAGGTCATACAGAATATATGTGAGGCCGGTTAAGGCTTAACATCCAGTCAAAACAATAACCTGCTCCGGCAGGTTTTTTTATGCCTATAGGAAACCAAAATGCATATCGAAATCGGTGACAAATACACAGTCGAAGGCGGCGCGAGCGACTTCATCCTGTACGTGAAGAGCATCGTTAAGCATGGCAAAACAGCTGGGCAGGAAACTCAGCAGCGCCTCGGGTATTACTCGAAGCTGGAGCATCTCATCCGCGCCCTCATAAATTACGAAATCCGGACCGGTGAGGCTAAGACGCTGCAGGAAATGCAGGACCAGATTACCTACATCTCTATCTGGTGTGAGAAGGCATTTGCGGAGGTGGAGCATGTCTGACGAATTAGACCAGGCCGCAGCGCTTGAGGAACTGGAAAGAACGATCGCCCTGGCAAACCGTAAGCGCCCGGAGATGCAGTTTACCGGCGCCTGCTATAACTGCGAGGAGTCAGTAGATAAAGGCTTCTTCTGTTGTAGCGAATGCAGAGAAGACTATGAGCGCATTGAGCGAGCTAAGCAGCACAGGAGAGTAGCATGAGTATTGAGTGGAATGGAGATGGTTTGCCCCCGCTGGGGTGCGTATGTGAGATTGCGCCACCAATACATGATGCGGGTACAAAGGTGCGCGTGCTATGCCATGACGAGAACGCGGCTATATGTCGCATTCTAGAAGGTGATCGACTGCATTCGCTCTGCCAATTAGAAGTGACGGAGATTCGCCCCACTCGAACCGAAGCAACACGCAAGCGTGATGAGACAATAGCAGACCTTCAGAATGCTTTAGGTCATGCGCACGGACTCTTCGACCTTGTACTTCTCTATAAAGCACTCACGTCAGGCATGATTCGTCACATCACCCTGAAGTAACCCCCACCCACCCTATTCACTATCGCGCTCTGCGTGAGGAGTTGTTATGTCTGAATTAAGCACGCGAGCAAAATTGCTGCTCGCGGTTGATGAAAAAGAATGCCTCTTTATGGAAGAAACCGGTAAACATCAGAGCATGTTCCGGACCGTTTACACGCTATTCTTCGGCATGATTCCTGAAGGACATCAGATTAAAAGCCGCTGCCACAATAAAGAGTGCGTCAACCCACACCACCTTTATCCGTTTGATCACAGCGACCCAAGGCATCGGCTGGAAGAGCATATAGAGCACAAGGAAAACGGATGTATAGAGTGGGTAGGACACAAGAATTCACAAGGGTATGGACGAATTCAAGTGAACCACAAGGATATAAGAACTCACCGATTGGCCTATGAATTGGCTAACGGACCTATCCCAGAAGGAATGGTAGTCCGTCACAAGTGTGATAACCCTCCCTGCATAAACCCTGCCCACCTTGAGATAGGAACTCAGCAAGAGAATATCAGGGACAGAGATGGGAGAGGTCGCACTTTCGTACACGCTGGCGAAACCACCCCCAACTCAAGGCTAACCAATAAGGATGTCCTTTACATCCTGCAATCATCAGATAACAACACGTTCCTGGGAAAGAAATTCGGAGTTAACTCTTCAACGATACTCGCGATCAAAAGACGGAAAACGTGGAGGCATATTGGTAAAGCAGAATAAATCGGCACGTATGACCCTTTTATTAATCATCGCATTTATCCGCGGTAAGCCGCCAAAGGAGTAGATATGAGCCTTGATGTAATGCCCATTTCCGCATACTGCCAAACCACAGGTGAATCGGAGGAAGCCATTAACAAACGGATACAAAGGAAGGTCTGGAGGATTGGGGTTCACGTATTAAAAGTGGATGGCGTCCGGGAGCGCTGGATAGATTTAGAAGAGGTGAACAGATGGGCAAGAAGCAGCAGGGATCCGCTTTACCGCGCGGTATAACCGTGCGCCGGCATAAGACTGGCGAAACATTACAGCTTACATTCACGTTTAATGGCGTACTTTGCAGGGAGCCATTATCCGGAATGGAGGTAAATCCAAGGAACATAAAATACGCCGAGAGGTACCTCGGAGAGATTCAGAACCGCATAGCGTCGGGGGATTTTAACTACCTGCAGTACTTCCCCCGCTCTAAAAAGGCTGCCCTATTTGGGCACCAAAAGAAGAAGAAGACGGTAAAAGATTACCTTGAAGAATACCTGGTCATCAGTGAGAACCGGAACCTCTCGCCTTCTACGCTGGATGGGTACAGGAAGTGCCTTCGGGCGCTGAGGATTTTGCACAGCATTCACGTTACAGAGTTGACGCCGGCGGCACTTAAAAACTGGGTATCAAGCCAGAAGACCAAGCTGAAGACGATTCGTAACCGTCTCTCGTTCTTACGCAGCGCCATTGATGAAGCTGTCACAGACGGGCTCATCAGCGACAATCCTGTCGCCCACATAAGCGCATCGCGGTATTTCTCTGTGGAGGCTGGTAACACCGATGAGTATGAGGTGGACCCGTTCACGCCAGATGAGATCAGGGTGATATACCTGAACTGCAGGCACCTGCAATGGAAGACAACTTTCCAGTTTGCCTTTAATACAGGTGTACGTCCGTCAGAGCTATGTGCCCTGAAGTGGTCGGATATTGATTTTCAGAAGCGAACTGCCTTTGTGCAGAATGCAGTTGTGGAAGGGGTATACAAGGGAACGAAAACAAAATCGGGAACCAGAAAAATTGAGCTCAACGATGAAGCCCTCCAGGCTCTCAATGACCAGAAGCAATTCACGCTGATGAAAAACGTCTATGTGTTTGAGGATCCGCGTACGGGTGAGCCATGGACAGGCTCGAAGGCAATCCACCAGAAAGCCTGGCGCTATGTGATGAAGGATTCCGGCATCCGCTATCGAAACCCTTACCAGACCCGTCACACGTTCGCGACCATGCATATTAGCGCAGGTGTTAACCTTTTCTGGCTATGTAAGCAGATGGGGCATAAGGGGCCGGATATGCTGTTCAGAAACTACGGTTCATATCTGTCTGACTACGATGGGCATCTGACACGACCGGGGATCAAAACGGGCAGCGAATAACATCGCTTTTTCAACATTAATGCACGTATTCTGCACGCGTAAAAGGATCGCAAAATGAAACAGCTATTTATCAGTAGGTTAGAAAGATTAAAGCGCGGGTTCGAATCCCCCTCTCACCGCCACATTCAAAGAAGAGCCTGAACGAAAGTTCAGGCTTTTTTTTATGCGTAGTTTTGTGCAAAGTTCAGAGAGGGGGTGAGAAGCCCCGCCGGGGTTCGACAACTGGCGCAGCCAGTTGAACAGCGGAGCCTGCGACGCTGCCCGCAGGGCGAGCGCAGCGAGTTCATCCCCCTCTCACCGCCACATTCAAAGAAGAGCCTGAACGAAAGTTCAGGCTCTTTTTTATGCGCAATTCTATGCGCTGTTCAGCGACGGTAAGAAGCCCCGCCCCACCATAAGAAAACCCGGCCGAAGCCGGGTTTGGGCGCTACACTGCTACTCAATCAAACGCTAGCTATACGCGTG